TACCACAGGTGAGCTTCAAGAAATGGCTAAGCAAGTTTGGCAACAACCAGCTAATGCTCAACTAATTTCAACTACAGTAGAGTTAGTACAAGCTGAAGGTAAAATTAAGCTGACGGAAGCAATCGAAAAGCACGATTCCCTAAACAGCAAACTGTTTACAAAAGAAGAAATGCTAAAAGATAAAGTACGCGATAAAATGCTAGAAATCGTTGATACTTTCTTAGATGACCTAAAAGAGCAAGATATTAAAATAAAAGTTGACGACATTTTATTTATTGGGTCTAATGCTAGTTACAACTATACAAAAGATAGTGATATAGACCTTCACATACTTGCAAATACTAAAGCTGTTGATTACCCGGCAGACCTTGGAGCAGCAATATACAGTGCATATAGAAGTATCTTTAATAAAAATTTAGATATAACTCTTTATGATATTCCACTTGAGATTTTTGTAGAAACTGAAGATAGTGCAAGGGTGAGCAATGGAGTTTATTCCGTAAAGAAAAATAAATGGATCAAAAAGCCAATACAAGAAGAGATTCCAGAATACGATAAAGAGGCACTTAATAAGCTTGTCGATGAGTGGGAAGAAAAGTGTAAGAAGCTTATTGATGATATAAAAGCAGACAAGCTTGATGATGAGAAAAAAGTTGTTAAGATGCTCGAAGATATTTACGAGAAACTTCGTAAGAAGGGCGTTGCTAAAGGCGAATATGCTATCGAAAACCTTGCGTTTAAGGAGCTTAGAAACAAAGGCTATCTTGATCAACTAAAAGACTATAGAAATGAGCTTACTTCTAAAAGACTTTCTCTTGAAGAGCAATTAAGTGCTAAGGCTAGACGAAATATTGAAATTCAAATTGCTCGAGCTGCAGGCACTCAGCCAATTATTCAAGATAATGGAATGTTCTTCATCTATAATCTAAAAGCTTCCGAGATAGACAGAGCTGTAAGAGCTCTTAAAGCACTCGATTTCGTCGAAGAGGTATATAGCTCTGAAAGCGGCAAACTTGATTTCAGTAAAATGATAATGGCTCCAGGGCAAATGCCTGCTAAGTATTATAATATTAGAGGCAAAATAAACTGGCCTGATTAAAATTAAATAATTAAAGTATCTGATCTCATAAAAATGGGATCAGGTATTTTCTTTTATAAAAGGAGATGTGATATAATGACAAAAATAAAAGTCTGTTTAGATGCTGGTCACTATGGTAAATATAACCAAAGCCCAGTTAATTCAAAATACTATGAGTCAGATATGGCTTGGAAGCTACACCTAAAGTTAAAGAAATATTTAGAAGCCTATGGTATTGAAGTAACTACAACTCGTACAAAGCAGAAAAATGATATGAAATTAACTGCAAGAGGTAAAACAGCCAAAGGCTGTGATTTATTTCTATCTATTCATTCCAACGCAGCAACTAAAGAATCTGTAGACTATCCGGTAGCTTTCGTACCTATTAATGGAAGTGCTGATAAACTCGGTGCGGAATTAGCGAGATGTATTGAGCAAGTAATGGAAACTAAACAAAGTGGACGAGCTGTTTCAAAAAAATCAGAAAAAGGTAATTGGGATTATTATAGTGTTATTAACGGAGCAGTTTCTGTGGGTGTACCCGGAATAATACTGGAGCACAGCTTTCATACAAATACGAAAGCCACAAAATGGCTAATGGTAGATTCAAACCTTGAGAACCTGGCTAAAGCTGAAGCCAATGTTATTGCAAAATATTTTAATATAAGTAATAAGACTATGAAAGTTGAATTACCTTTACTATTTTTAAATATGAAAAGCGATACTGTTAAAGCTCTACAAACCTTACTTATCGGATATGGCTACTCCTGCGGTAAGGCCGGAGCTGATGGCGACTTTGGTAATAATACGGTTCAAGCATTAAAAAGTTTTCAAAAAGATAAAGAACTTATCGTAGATGGCTGCTGCGGAGCTAAGACTTGGTCAAAACTTCTCGGAGTATAAAAGCATTTGCTAAATTATACGTAAACAAACTTGAAAGGACAAAGAGCTATATGAAAAGGCAAACTCTACAGGAGCAATGCTTAATAGAATTATATAAGCTGGATGAAGCTACAAGAAATCAACTTATAGCTCAGTCTAGAAATGTTGGACGATATAAGGATATCTCTCGTGGCAAAACACGCATGGAGCGCAAGAAGTATTCTAAAGTAGCTAACGCCGTAAAATCTTATAACGAAATTAACATGAATGATTTCTGGAAAAGTGATATACTTAAGGTAAACATTCCAGTAGTCGGCGAAACTGATGAGTATACTGTTACAATAAAGCTTGAGGGCGTTGTAGCTGAACTTCAGAAAAATATTAAAAATAATCAAAATAAATTTGAGTTTAAAGCAATTATTCAAGCATTGACTAAAGTTTTTAACACTTCTGACGTCTACGTAAAATGCACTTGCCCTGATTTTAAGTATAGATTCGCCCACCACTTAATAGTTGCTAATGTATCCGTAGATGACTCTTCAAAGGATCCTGGACCTGGAAAAGGAATAGTCAACCCAAATGATGATAAGGGCAGAGGCTGTAAGCATGTTTTATGTGTATTGTCAAATGGAAGCTGGATGATGAAAGTAGCATCAGTAATAAATAACTACTGTCATTATCTGTCTGAGAAAAAACCTGATGCTTTTCTAAAACTCGTTTTTCCTAAGCTTTATGGTGTTCCTGCAGACGAAGCCGATCAAAATGGTATTGTAGAAGATAATGAAGATCTTGAGTCTGGTAAAGACCTTATCGACGTTGTTAATGACTGGGCCCGTAATAGAGGTAAGTTTAAAAAAGGCTCCAATAAAAATCCTGTCACTAGTACAGGCCCCGGTGATAAGAAAAACAAGGAAGAGCCTGATGAAGCTTCTGAAGAGCCTGTTGAGGAAATAGAAGATAAAAAATAATATCGTATAATATATAGTATAGAAATATATAGGAGATTTTTCGAATTGATGATGTCAAACGAAATAGATTTAAAAATACTTGACAGTTTATCTCCAGAAGAACGAGTACTTGCGCTAGAAATACTGAAAGAATACTCCCAAGAAGGATTTTCTGAGTTGTTGGAAGAATTAAAGTATTCCGACTTTGAAGAGATTCCCGTAGATATAATGACATTTATTTCTGATGAACGATATTTAGGCCGAGGCCTTTATATCAAAGATGAATTCACGGGAGAACGTAAATGCACAGTTTTCCCATACTGGATAGAGAAACTAAAAGAAATTTTTCCAGACAATATTACAACTCGATATAACACAGTAATTCTTACTGGTTCTATCGGTCTTGGTAAATCTTTTATTGCTGTTGTTTGTCAGTTATATTTACTATATCGCATGTTGTGTTTAAAAGACCCATACACCTATTATGGCTTACAGCCTATCGATAAAATTACATTCTCTATGTTAAACGTAACATTGGAAGCTGCCCAAGGTGTTGGTTGGGACAAGATGCAGCAGTTGCTACAGAGCTCTGACTGGTTCATGGAACGTGGAAATATGAATGCCAGCAGAACAAACCCACAATGGCAACCTCCAAAAGGTATTGAGCTTGTATTTGGTTCTAGTAATAGACACGTAGTTGGTCGTGCACTATTTTCTAACTTCTCAGATGAAGTTAACTTTGGTGTCGGTAATAACGTAGAGAAACAAAAAGCAAAGCTTAAGAAAATGATTTCTCAGATCGATGCCCGTATGATTTCTCGTTTTGGTAAAGGCACATATCTTCCAACTATGAATATAATAGCTTCCTCAAAAGATTCTGAACAAGCATTTATGGAATCTTATATTGAGATGAAGCGTCAAAACGAAAGTAAAACTACTCTCATTGTTGATGAGCCTCAGTGGGTTGTTAGGAATGATAAAGGTTCACCTGATGACCCTGGAAGCTTTTATGTTGCCGTCGGAAATAAGTTCCTAGCGCACGAACTACTTCCAGTCGGAGCGACCGAAGAAGAAGTAAATGCTTATAGAGAAAAAGGTTACTTCATGTTAAAAGTTCCTCCAATTTATCGAGAAGCTTTTGAAGATAACATAGACCTGGCTCTAACGGATAATGCGGGCATTTCTACTTCTAACTCTACTAAATATATCTCAGGTATTAGACTTAATCAAATAAAAACAGATGAATACAAAAATCCATTCATTAAAGATATTATTGAAGTCGGTAATGCACCAGACGATATAGTACAATATTCTAATTTCTTTGATATATCTCAAATTAACCCGAGAGATCTAGCTCGCCCTTTGTTTATTCATCTAGATATGTCGCTCTCAGGAGACAAAACTGGTATTGCAGGTACTTGGATTACAGGTAAGCGTCCAGGCGTTGTAGGCGAAGAAAACACAGGAAGAGAATTAGACTTTAAGGCGGCATTTTCCGTATCAGTAAAAGCACCAAAAGGCTATCAAGTAAGTTTTGAAAAAACCAGAAATTTCATAAGATGGCTTCGTGATAGAGGCTTTGCTATAAAATGCGTAAGCATGGATACTTATCAGTCGGCTAATATGGCACAATCACTCACTGCTGATGGATTTAAAACACAGATCCTCTCGGTAGACCGAGTTGACACTATTGGCACTGAAAACGGACGACCTGCTAGAGTGTGTAAGCCATATGCTTTCTTTAAAACAGCTATCTACGAGCGACATTTAACACTATATCGCAGATGTGACCTACTGACAGAAGAAATAACTAATCTAGAAAGATTATCTGATGGGCATGTGGACCACCCGAAAAGTGGAAGTAAAGACCAAGCAGACGCATTATGTGGTTCACTTTATACCGCAAGTCAGTTTGCAGAAGAATATTCTTATGATTATGGCGAGAATTTAGGGACTGCCTTAGATGTTAATGCTGAGGCGTCAGATGAATATAGAAAGCATCAAATAATAGCAGAATTTCAAGAAGAGCTTACTAAAATTTATTGGGATACGCAAGTAGCCGACGAAGCTATAAATTATCAGAAAAAACAAGAATATGAATCATACCAAGAAATTATGAACGGTATAATAATTTTATGATTTTATAAAGGAGACCATAGATTATGGCAGAAGAAAATAAGTACGTTAAACCCAAGCAGGCCCCTAGTACCTTAATAGGAAGTCAAACACAGCCAATAACGCTTGATAATACTACTACTCTTGATATAGATACTAAAAAAATATTAATTGATAATATCATAGAGGCTGGGCTAAGCAGCCAGCTAGATATTGCCAAATTAGAAAATTTTACAAGTATATCTAACTCTCGCGACCAAATATATCAACTTATCGACACTATGGCGCAAGATTCAGCCGTTTCAGCAATACTTAAAACCTATGCAGAGAATGCCTGTGAGCCTGCAGATAATGGCCACGTTATCTGGTGCGAGTCTACTGACCCAAATACAAGTAAATTTATCAATTACATACTTAATGTTATGAATGCCGATAAAAATATGTATGGCTGGGCGTACAGTATCTGCAAATATGGTGATATATATTTAAGGCTATTCAGAGAATCAGACTACGCCGATGATTTATTTAAAGCTGATAATGTAGATATGGTTAATTCTACACGAGGTCGGCTAAACGAAGACTACGCAAGTGAAGAAAAGCTAGATGAGGCGGTTAAACTACGCCTACATGCTAATCATGACCCATACAGCTTCTATGTGGAGCAGGTAGATGACCCAGGCACAATGTTCGAGCTTGGAAAATTTGGTAAGACCTACGGTTATATAGAAACTCCAAATGAAGATAATGGCTTAGATGCAACTTCTTCTATGTTTGGTGGACAATCTATGACAGGTACTTATAATTTTAAATTAAAATCTGCAGATGTAACGGTTTGGCAAGCAGATGATTTTGTGCACGGTTGTCTTGAAGATAATTTTACTAGATATCCTGAAACCGTAGAATTGTTTATTGATCCAGAAGGCAAGAAAAGCCAAACATATAAGGTTAGAAGAGGTA